ATGATGGTGCTGACCGGAGGCATGGAATTTAAAGAAATCCAGGCGGCGCCGAAAGACACCCAGCTGGCGGATATTCTGAAACTGACCGTGGAGGAAATCTCCCGCGCGTTCCATTACCCGATTTTTAAGCTTGGAGGCGCGGTCCCGGCATTGGCAGGAAACATCGAATCGCTGATCACAACGTATTACACCGATTGCCTGCAGCATTTGATCGAAAGCCTCGAACTCTGCCTCGACGAAGGGCTGGCGCTGCCGAATGGCATGGGCACCGAGATGGATCTCGATAATCTGTTCCGCATGGATATCAGTGCGCTGTTTGATTCCAATAGCAAGGCAGTGGATGGCGGATGGATGAAACCCGACGAAGCGCGATTCCGGGCAAATCTGTCGGCCGTGCCGGGAGGGAACACGCCGTACATGCAGCAGCAGAATTTCAGCCTGGCGGCACTCTCCAAGCGGGACGCTAAAGAAGATCCGTTCGCATCAAACAAGCCAGTAAAGACGCCTGCCCCGGCCCCGCAGGCCCCGCCGCCGGCGCCCGCGGCCATCGCGAGCGAAGATCTGGAACACATCTATGCCGGCGAAATGTGGAACCAGTTGGAGAAGAGAAAGGAGCTCGCGGCATGAGACTAGATAAGGACGAGCGAGACGCCCTGATTAAAGCATTGTCCTCCGTAATCGCCCGATACGTTTCCGCATCGATAGGACCGATCGAAGATGCTATTAAGGAGATAAGAGGCGCTCAAGCAATAGCTCCAAAGGAAGGGCCCCCGGGAAAAGATGGCCAGGACGGGAAATCTGTGGATTTTGAGGCCGTAGTCTCCGCGGTCTTGTCGAAGATTCCGACGCCGCGAGACGGCCGGGATGCCGAGCCCGTCGACATCAAAAATGTTGTGGCGCGCGTGATTGCCGAAATGCCACAGCCCGTGCCGGCGACATTGGAAACGGCCGAGATGGCCGAGGCGGATATTGAAGCGATCGCCGATCGCGTTCTGGCGCGCCTGCCGGATCCGGGCAAGCAGAAGATCGAGCCAGGCCAACTATCAGACGAATTGGTCAGCGCGATCGCCACCGCAGCGGCCGCCCTGATCCCAAAACCGAAGGACGGAATTCCCGGCCGAGATGCGGAGCCCATCGATATTCAAACGATTGTAGCGGCCGTGCTTGAGCAGCGGCCGGATCAGGATATCGCGTCCCTGGTGCAGGATGCCGTCGCGCGGATACCAGCCGGTAAAGACGGCCGGGATGGAAAGGACGCGGAGCCCGTCAACATCGAGACAATCGTTGCGCAAGTCTTGGCGCGCATTCCGGAGCCAAAGGACGGAATGCCGGGCCGAGATGCCGAGCCTGTCGATATAACGGCGATCGTCACAGAAGTGCTGTCCAGAATTCCGGATCCGAATATCGCAGCGCTTATCCAGGATGCCGTCGCACGGATCCCGGCCGGCAAAGATGGTCGGGACGGGAAGGACGCGGAGTCCATCGACATCGACGCGATTGTCCACCAAGTCCTGGCCAAGATTCCAGCCCCGAAGGATGGATCTCCGGGCCGAGATGCCGAGCCCGTCGATATTAGTGCAATTGTCGCACAGGTCCTGGCAAAGATCCCGACGCCGAAGGATGGCAGAGATGCGGAGCCGGTAAATGTTGAAACCGTGATCGCACAGGTCCTGGCAAAGATCCCGACGCCGAAGGATGGCAGAGATGCGGAGCCGGTAAATGTTGAAACCGTGATCGCACAGGTCCTGGCAAAGATCCCGACGCCCCGAGATGGCAGAGACGGCCGAGACGGAGCCGATGGCCGAGGCGAGCCGGGCCGCGATGCTCTGCAGATCGACATCCTCTCATCGTTTGACCCAAACCGGAGCTACCCGCGAGGGACATACGCGAGATACCAGGGAGGCCTCGTGCGGTCCCACAGGGATACAACGCCCGGCGCCGAGTTCCAGAATTCTGGATGGGAAGTGATAGTGGCCGGCGTCGCCAACCTGACGGCCTCGATCTCTGAAGATTTCCGGACCGTCACTATCATGCTCAACCTGACCGGCGGAGCAATACAGGCCACGACATTCAATGTGCCTGCGCTGCTCTACAGAGGGATTTTTGATCCCGAGACCACATATGCCAAAGGGGACGTGGTGACCTATGGTGGATCTATGTGGATCAGGCAAACCACGGAAGGCAAAGGAGTCCCGATGGAGAACATCACAAATTCTCCCTGGAAGCTTTCGGTAAAAGAAGGCCGACGCGGGAAAGATGGGAAAGAGGGCCCAGCCGGGAAAGACGGTAAACCGGGCCGGGACGGTCGGGACCTTACACAGATCGCGTTTTCGGGGGAGAAGTACTGAGTCATGGCGATTATCAGAAATGATCTTTTGGTTTCCTGCGTGATGCCCACATGGAACCGGCGAGCATTTATCCCTGCGGCTGTTGATTGCTTTTTGAAGCAAACCTATTCTCCTCGGGAACTGGTGATCCTTGACGACGGCGAGGAGCCGATCGAGGACCTGCTGCCGGCGGATTTCCGGATCCGATACGTATTCGAAAACCGGCGGAGAGTGACGGGAGACAAGCGCAACCAAGTGTGCGAACTGGCAAAGGGAGAAATCCTCTGCCATTGGGATGATGACGACTGGAGCGCAGAGAACAGAATAGCTTACCAGGTCGAGATGCTGCGCGCCTCCGGTAAGCCGGCCACGGGATTCGGCCGCCTGCTCTTCTGGGATGTGACAAATAAGAAGGCCATGATCTGGAAAGCCAGCACTCCCGGATACGTTTGTGGAACAAGCCTGTGCTATACGCGGGAATTGTTCAACATTCGGAAATTTCGCTCCCTGCAGAAAGCCAGCGATAACGACTTCGTCTATCCAATTCTTTCGCAGATCGCAGCCTCGAACCTTACCGGCCTGATGGTTGCCCGGATCCATGGCTGCCACCACACCAGCAGCAAAGCCGGCATAAGGGAAATCATCGCGCTCGAGCAGCTGCCGCCGGCGTTTTATGAAAATGACCGGCTGAGATTGGATGCCCAATGATAAGAGCACTGGCTGTTATTATCCCGAGCAAAACAGCGACGAATCTCGGTCCGTGTTTAAAGGCTCTCAGGGAGAATGAGCCAAAGTGCGAGATCATCGTCGTCGACGATGGAATCGATTTCGACTTGATCCGGAACAACCCGGAATGGACAGCGGCGGCCGAAGGCATTCAGATCGTGCCCGGCAAGAAGCCTTTTATTTTTGCCCGCAACTGCAACATCGGGATCCGGGCCGCCGGCAAAGCGGATGTTGTTCTCCTGAACGATGATGCGCTGCTGAAATCGCCCGGAGGATTAAGCCTGATGCAGGCAGAGGCTGAACGGGACAAACTGTGCGGATGCGTCGGAGCCGTTACGAATCTGACAGGCCAGATCCTGCAAAAGCCACGAGGAATCGGATTCCGCCAGCTGCATCATATCGCGTTCGTCTGCGTGCTTATCCCCCGAAGAACGATTAACAAAATCGGACTGTTGGATGAGCGATATCGATTGGATTACGGAGTAGAGGACCGGGACTATTGCGAAATGATCAACCGGGCCGGCCTTTACGTCGCCGTCCATGATAAATGCTATGTAGACCACGGAAGCCTGGTCAGCTCTTACCGCGGCCGGCCGATGGCGCCTGGACGGTCCAATCAGAATCGCCTGCTCTTCCTCAAGAAGTTCAATCTCGGGAGCTACTGGAAATGGTGAAGCTCAACCTCGGATCGCGCGATCGCAGATTTCCCGGATTCCTATCGGTGGATATCGCCCCGCCGGCGGATGTCGTGGCTGACCTATCGCGGCCTTGGCCGTGGAATGACTCAAGCGTCGAGGAGGTGAGGGCATATCACATTTTTGAGCACATCGCCGACTCGATCCATGTCATGAACGAACTCTGGAGGGTATGCAGGCGAGGGGCTGTGATCGATATCGAGGTGCCGAGCGCGACCCATGGAGCCGGCGCATGGCAGGATCCCACACACAAATCGTTCTGGACTATGAACTCTTTCCAGTACTTCGAGGATGGATCGGCTGCGCACAAGAGGTTTAGCGATGCATACGGCATTGCCGCGAGGTTCAAAATCCGGAGTATTACTGAAACCCAACGTCAGGACGTATACGAACCTATATGGAAGATCAGGGCAGTCCTGGAGTGCGTGAAATGATCGTAGTTGCTGCTGGGACAAGAGAGTATAGGGGTATCGTCGAAGCTTAGGCGCGCAAGTGGGCGGGACTGATGGCAGCTGCTGCTTCCCGGAAAGGAAGCCCGGATCCTGCACTTCAAACGCGACCGGCGCGACCAGGCGAGGCTTTACATATGAGGCTGCAAGAGCGGAGCGTTTTCGCGGTCATCCCGACGCGGGGCGATGTCCCGGCTGCTGAGAGGGAGATATCTGAGCATCTGTCGCGATATCCGGAGATCGCCGTCATCAGGTTTGTCGTGGGGAAGACAACCTTCAACCGGTATCTGGAAGCGGAGCGATCGAAGCAGGCGATTATCTACACGCAGGATGATGATTGCATCACAGACATAAGGCCTATCCTCGAAGCCTATGAGCCGGGGATTATAGTGAATGCAATGACGCCGGCGCATCAAAATAACTATCGCGGAAGCCAGACGCTCATAGGCTTCGGCGCCGTGTTCGATAAAGCGCTGATCCGATCCGTAATGGAAAGGATATGGATCCGGGACGAATTGTTCTATAGCAAGTCCGATAGGATATTCACCACGGTGAACAGGCACAAAACAGTATTCCCGGAAATTCAGATTCTCCCTCACGCGAGCGCGCCGAACCGGCTGTACAGGGAGAGCGATCACAGCGAGAAAGTCGCCGCGATGAATGAACGCATCTACAGGATAAAGGGGATCCGGGCCAATGATTGACATCCTATATCTCGCTTTCAATCGTCTGGAATACACCAGGCAGACGACGGCCGCGATGCTGGCCAATACGGAGTGGCGAGAGGTCCGGAGCATCCATGTGTACGACGACGGGTCGACAGACGGGACAAAGGAGTATCTCCGCTCTGTGAAGTGGCCTGTTCTATCGGAACTGCATTCAGAGAGGTCCGGAGGTCCGGTAGCCGTCATGAGCAAGTTCCTTCAGCGCGAAACGCCGATGGATATTTTTGCGAAGATCGACAACGACACAATGCTCCCACCCGACTGGCTGACAGAATGCCTAAAGGTGATGCAATCTTGCCCTGATCTGGGATTGCTCGGGATTGAGGCTTTCTGCCAGGTGGCCGCAGGCCGGGCCAAGAGATCGTTTGTCGGAGTCAGGCATATAGGCGGCATAGGATTGATGCGGCAAAGATGTTTCAGAACACTGCCTCGTCCGAATGGTGAGATGGGGCGTTTCGGATTCACGCGATGGCAGCATGAGAATGCCGGCGTCGTTAAGGGATGGATTAATCCTTCGCTACCGGTTTTCCTCCTCGACAAATGCGGATTTGAGCCCTGGGCAGGCCTAGCTCAGAAATACATATCGGCTGGATGGCAGAGACCATGGCCGCTTTACACCGATGAAGATAAAGCCCTATGGGAGTGGACAGGATGGAGATAGTCGCAGCATTACGCGTGAAGAACGAAGCGCGATGGATCGAAGAGGTCCTCCGATCGGTCGGCTGGTGCGCCAAAACCTACGTGATGGACGATCATAGCGACGATCTGACTGCGCGAATCGCCTGCGAATGCGGAGCCTTTCTGCTGCCGTCTCCTTTTGAGGGACACGACGAGGGACGGGACAAAACCTGGCTGGTCGATCAGATCGCCCGGGAGTGGAAGCCAGGCGCCTGGGTGTTGATGATTGACGGCGACGAAATCCTGGAGCCTTCAGGAGAGCGCCGAATCCGGACGGCGATCGCGGCGCAACCGAAAGCCCTCTCCTTCAAACTGCACGTGCTTTATTTATGGAACTCGCGCGAAACGATCAGGACCGATGGAGTCTACTCGCGAAGAAATCGGCCGTCGCTGTTTCGGATGACAGGGGAGAATTCATTCAGGCGGACCGGAGTAAGCGGCAACCTGCATTGCTCGTGCGCGCCGGCAGCCTGCTATCCACCCGAGCCGGCATGTCCGGCGGACCTTTGGCATTTAGGATATATGAGCAGGGACGACCGGATAAGAAAATGGAAGTCCTATAACGCCATCGATCCGAAAAACACATCGGAGGGATACGATCCCAGGCATCCTGAAATGGGGAGCTACCCGCACATGGTGCAGGGAGACATCCCTCAAATCCCAGCCGGAGCCAGGCTGAAACACGCGGGCCCGGTAACGATTGAGAAATTCATCAGGAGATCGTAATCATGATCAGCAAACGCCAGGTGACTGCGCCGGAAACCGAGCCCATCACCCTCGGAGAGGCCAAGCATCACCTCTATCTCGACGAATCGCCGGAGACCGCACATCCGGATGATGATCTGATCACGGCCTTTATTGTCGCATGCCGCGAATGGGCAGAGGGATTCCAGAACCGCGCGTACATCACGCAAACCTGGGATATGTACCTCGAAGGATTCCCCCACAGAGGACACAGAAGCATCGACATCCCGCTGCCTCCGCTGCAGCATTTGATCTCGCTGACTTACAACGACGGATCGACAAACCAAGTCATAAGCTTCCTGGATCCGAGCGGGAGTCCGATCATGGAAACGGCCGATTTCATCGTCGACGAATCAACAGAGCCCGGCCGACTGTGCCTGAAGCCCGGCCGATCGTGGCCGGCGGCCGTGCACCAGGCCAAATCAGTACAAATCCGATTCGTGGCCGGATACGGCGAGGCCGCCGATGTGCCCGAACGCTTCAAGGCAGCAATGAAGCTGAAGCTGACGGACCTTTACGAAAACCGCGGCGAAATGGAGCCGGGATCCAATTATGAGAAGGCAGCGAGATCGCTGCTGTGGATGAAGAGAATAGTTCCGATATAAGGTCCGGAGATTTGCGATGAGAACGCCTGAGGTGGGGGAGCTTAAGGAAAGAATTGACATCCTCAACGTGACGGCTCCGTACGGAGTGGACGGAGTAGGGACTGTCACATCGAAAGCGGCTCGTGGCGTGCGCGCTAAGGTGTCTCCGATCGGTGGAAGCCAGGTGGCCGACACTCAGCAAACACAGGCGTTCGCGCAAGGATATGATATCTGGATCCGCTATAGATCCGGAGTGACGCCGTTCCAGCAGATTTATTGGAGTGGGCTAACTCTCACCCAGACGGCTCCGCCGGAAGAATTCTCCGGGCGCTGGATCGTTTTCCATGCACAGACGATCATTACCAGGCACATCTAAACAATTTGTCGGGCGCCGGGAAGCCCCGGCGCCAATAGTACGGTGCGGCTAGGGTCTGCAGCCCGAAATGCGGTCGTCCCCTGATCGCTGCCGCACTGCAATAGGGGTGCACCGCGGGGAGGTGACATATGAAAGGACTATGACCATGGGAGCTTCCGAAGGCAAAGTTGGAATGAACACTCAGATTAAGATGGGCGATGGCGAATCGCCGGAAGTATTTTCGCTGATTCCCGAACCCAAAGACATCGATGGACCGGAGGTAACACTGGAATTTGCCGATTTCACGCACCAGCAGAGCCCCAACGGTTTCCGCGAACGCAAGCCGACCGTGAAATCGAACAGCCAGGTGACTTTCCGCTGCAACAAACTGGCGGGCAATGTAGTGCAGGATGCGTTAATCGCTGCTGCGAATGCAAATCCGCCGACTCCGAAGAATTTTCAAATGATTTATCCGGATGGAGATCAGATTAATTTTATTGCCTATGTTTCCGTCAAATTCAGCGCTCCCATACTGAATGCGATGGAGCTGCAGGTCACGCTAAGCCTCGAGGGCGCATTTACCCCGGCCTAGAGAGGTAAACAAAAAAGGAGAAATGCATGGATCGAGTGGAACTTAGGGCAAAATTCGCCTCCCGCGTGGAGGCGTTTCCCCTGGAAGAATTTGATTTAAATCTGTTTATCAAACCTCTCAGCGCTCTGGACCGCGCGAGAATCGTCGACGGCTATAAGCGGCTTCATGCAGACGAAGGATCCGATTCGGCCATGGAAGTAATGACGGTGAAATCGCAGTGCTACATCGTCTGTCGAGGCCTAGTCGATGAAAAGGGGAATCCTTGCTATGGTCCAGACGAGCTGGAGAAAATCGCCGAGGAAATTCCGGGCAAAGCGCTGGACAAGATCTCCAATAAGATCCTGTCAGTCAGCGGAATGCTCAAAGACGAGCAGCCGGAAAAAAACTTGACTCCCGCCCCGAACGAAAATTTCAGCTCCGTCTTGCAGTAACGTTCGGCCGGTGGGACGTGGACGCTTTACTCGACGAAATGCCGGCGGATCAGTATCTGGAGTGGCTCGAATTCGATAGTTTGGAGCCGCTCAATCCCGCCGGCAAGATTGTCGACGGCCTCTTTGAAAAGAAGGCTCCAGGAGCAAAAAACTGGATGGCTCAAAAGGCCAAAATGCTGACCCATATCGCGCATTTCGGAAAAAAGAAATAGCAGGGGAATTATGGCGGGAATCGAAGCCGATGAATTCGGAGCGCTGGTCAAGATGCTGGAATCCATCCCGGAGGAAGCGGTTCCGGCAGCGCAAGACGCCGCGGCTGAAGTGTTCAAGGCTGCGGCGATCGCGGCCGCGCCGGTGGAAAGCGGCCAATTAAAGGGCAGCATCAAAATATTCAAAAGTAAAAATAGGAATCTGACGGGCCGAGAGTTCACTCGCGTGCTTATCGGTCCGGAGAAGAAAAAGGGCTATTACGGATTCTTCCTTGAAAAGGGCTGGACTGCAACCGGGCCCAAGCGTCGCGGGAGAAAAGCGACTAAATCCGCCCACAGCCAACGAGGCGTGTCCGGCGGCAGAAAAATTCCGGACAAGCCCTGGTTTGAGCCTGCTATGAGGCAAGCCGAAGCGCGCGCCGAACAGGCTGCCGAGAGTGCTTTTGAGGCCAAACTAAGACAAAAAGATTCGGAGACCTAATATGGCCGTATCACGTCTTTTCACCGAAGCCGGAAAAGCCGTCGACAAAATGAATGAGTCTGTCCGCCAGGCGATCGCAACTGCCAAAGAAGCTGGCGTTCAGGTCACTAAATCCGGCCAGTCGTTCATCTCTAAATTTGATGAAGCGCTCAATCCGACTAAAAGGTTGGCCGAGCAAATACAGTTGCTAAACGCAGCCGGTAAAAACAGCGCTGATATTTGGAAGGTGATGGGCGATGAGATTTCTCGCGCCTCTGATGCAGCTAAAAAGAATGGCCAGGCTATCGATCCTCTGGTCAAGTCGATGCAGGAGATGAATAAGGTTACTCTCTCCAGCAAACTCAGTTTCGAGAATGTGGGACGATCAATCCAGGATTTTGCCCAAAATCCCGTGGGAGCCGCGCAGGCTGGCCTTGGCAGTCTGTTATCCACTCTGGGGCCCACTGCGATAGGTGTGGGCGCAGTGGGAGCGGCAGCTGTTACGGCAGCCGTTGGAATTTACAAAATTGCGGCAAGCGCAGCTGATGCAGCCGAACGAATACAGAATATGTCCTATGCGCTTGGATTGAGCACCACGGAGATACAGGCATTCAGCAGACTAGCGGAGGAATCGGGACTTGAGGACCTAACTTCTAAGATAGTCAGGCTGAACGCCCAGCTTGGAAGTAATGAGGGCGGGGATTTTGTTGAAGCTCTCTTGAGGATGAATATTGCAATAAAAGACAGCAAAAAGATCACAGACTATCTCTCCGAAATACATAATCGTTATATGGCCCTCGGAGATCCGATTAAAATCGCAGTTCAGGGCTCCGCAGATTTTGGAAAAATGTGGCCTGAGATTGCGCCGCTCGTCGCAAATGCCGGGCTAGACATCAAAAAGACTCTTGATGATATAACCAAGAGTGGCGCTGTAATGTCCCAGCAG